CTCAATCAGCTACAGGCTTCAAGAAAGTGTTTGTTAATACTACAAACGATATTTCGACTATTACAAGTAGTGAGAACAATGTAGCCTTTAAGGTTAAAGATATTACTTCTAGCTTTGCAATGACTTGTTACTCTAAAACAACTAATGAGTATCCTAGTTCTGCTGCTTGGGGACGTGCTGCAAGTGTCAACTTCAATGGAGTTGGAACTACTATTACACTAAACCTTAAACAGTTAGCAAACGTAACCGCAGAAGATTTATCTCCAAACGAGTTGGCGCATCTACGTGCTAAGAATGCTAATGCTGTTGTTAAGATAGGTTCTGGTGTTAACTCTGTTAATGCTTTCACCGACTCTCGTATGTCTTCTGGCACTTGGTTAGATACTACTCATGGTGTATTGTGGCTAGAGAATCGTTGCGAAGTAGACTTATTTAATGCGTTGTACCAGTCACCTGACAAGGTTCCTTTCAACCAGACAGGCATTAACATTGTAGAAGCTACATTAGACAGGTCTTTACAAGCAGCGGTAACTAATGGCTTAGCAAGTGCAGGTTACTTACCTGATGGCACTTTCTTACCACGTGGGTTCCGAATCAATGCTCCTTCAATCGCAGAAGTTTCTGCTGGTGATAAGGGTAACCGTATCTATTCAGGAATGACTTTTGAAGTAGCAGGCTCTGGAGCTTTACATGAAGTAGCTGTAGTAGGCTCATTCTCAGAATAAGGAATAAAAAATGTATCAATATAGTTTTGCTAATGTAGATTTAATCCTAGAGATTCCATCTGCTTCTGGCAGTGTTAAGAAATTATCAGTACGAGGTTTCTCTACTGGTGAAAACTTAATTAACATTATGCGTAGAGCACCTATTGCAACGACACAGTTCGGTGCTTATGGGGATATGGTCGTAAGCATGCAACGTATAGTAGCTGGTGATTTAACTTTCCCAGTACTAATGAACTCGGAAGAAAACAAGTATCTACAAGATTACGCCAACTACTTCCAATCTTTAGCAGAAGCAGATGGGGCTTTAGTTAAGCCTATCCAAGCCAAGTTAAAAGATAATATGGGCAAAGATGAATGTACCATGACAAATGGTGTTATCTTAGCTATGCCAGCTATGGCGCGTGGTCAAACTATGAACACAGTTACATGGGTACTTACTTTTGAAAAGGTTGAGTTCGAACGTAAGTTTGGTAATGATAACCAAGATATTGGTGAATCAATCCAATAACATAATATAACCAATAAATTGCTCTATCCTTCTAGGATGGGGCTTTTTTATTTTAGGAGAATAAAATGTCATATAATGCAACAATTAAAAGTGGTAAAGAAATATTTATACCTTCATGGGATGTTGGTGTAGCTTTAGAAAACCTAACTAAGGCAGGTAAGTACTTAGGCTCAGAGAATATAATAAACATAGCAGAACTAAATTTAGCTTCTACTATTGTAGCTATTATGGATGCTAAAGAGCCAGCAATCGTAGCACAGCTAATCAAACATTTTGTATGTCAGGTACGTATTGATGGTAAGAAGATTACAGAAGATACTATAGATAGTATGTTTGAAAGCAACTTAGGTGAGATAGCAGAATTGTTTACTCATGTAATACATGCTCAGTACTCTTCTTTTTTCGCCTTAGGCTTAGCAAAGGAACCCTCCCCCGACAAATAGCCAGAGGGGAGGCTGACAAGTTACCTGTAGATTATAGTTCAATATACCCTGAACTTAATGGGTACTTTATCAGACCTTTGCTAGTAAATCCGCCTATGTGTTCTTTGAAAGAATTAAAAGACGGTACATATACTATCTATGATTTAGAAATGATGCACCAGATAATTGAAATTAAACAACATATGAAATAGGAGGTAGCTATGTCTAGTAACTACTTAGATGACGACTTAGATGGAGACATCTATGGTGATAATGATAATGAAGAGTTGTCTGGTCTAACAATTATGGGTTCAGAAGAGTTTGGAAAAGAGTATGGTGGGTTATCACCAGAAGAATCCTTACTAGAAGAATATGGCACTTTATCCAATATGGAAAATGCCTTCCATGACTTAAGAGAAGAAGTAGTAGGCAGAGTTAATCAAGAACAAGAAGGCATGATGACTGCAAGAGATTTGCAACTTGGTCGTTTGTCTCATATGTCACCTACTATTCAATCTGGTATTCGTGGATTACTGTCTGGCAAGTTCAAGCCTAAAGGTGTAGACCCTTTAAAGATAGCTGCTGCTATTGAAGAGTTTGAAGATGTCACAGGTATGAAGGGAGCAGACTTTGCCAGAGAAATGAAAGGTGAGGACTTCCCAAGAGGTATTCAATTTCCTAGAGACAAGACTGAGATTAACACAGTTATAAGTATGTTAGGAAATACTTCTGGCGAGTACATGGATAAGGGTGCTGGTAGCAGGTTAGCTGGGCATACTTTGAACCCAGAAAGACAGTTTCAAGCTGATGAAGACTTAAAACTAGCCCTTACTAATGTTAAAGATTTAGCTGCCTTATATGTACATGAAGAGACAATAGGTTCTTCTATACATGGTACAAGACAGTTAGGTTTAGAAGAAGCAATAACTGAAAGGTTTATGGATAGCACTATGAGTGCCCATAGTTCAGCCTTGCTACCTTTACCTAATGAAACAGGCATTACTGGAATTAAACCTACTATGGCTGGTAAAGGCAGTACAGCTTTAGATAGACTACAGTTTGGTTTTAGCGAAGTAGCTTTAACTAATGAGAATCTTCCTCTAGATGAAAGGTCTAAAGAGTATTGGGATGAAAAGCCAAGCCTTACTAAATCTTTATTTCCTATAGGTAAATCGCCTTATGGTTTTGGTACACCTGAAAATGCTGAATGGTTTGCTAAAGCTAAGGCTGAACAAACACGTAAGATGAGTTTGTATCAAGAGAAAGCTGAGTTTGCTGCTAAAGTACTTAGAGAGCAGATGCCTACATTAAGGGATGAGACAGAAGGTAGAGGACGTTCACGTGGCTTTGATGCCAACCAAGAAGAACAACGTAACCTAGACAATGCTCGTAATGAATCTGCTATACTAGACTTAAACCTAGACGGTTCAGAAGCCACTCCCATGACCCAAGAAGCCATAGCTAAACATGGCAAAGGTTCTCAAAAGGGTGGCATGTATGGAGCTAAAGAGTTGTCAGAATCTCAAGTGTTTGTAGAAAAGTTCCTAGAAAATGAATCATTAGAAAGTCAACAAAGTAGTAAACTAAAATCTTTATTAGAACTATCTGGAAGTAGAGAGCTTACTGACCAAGAAAAATACCAACTAAGAGTACTTCAAGAACCTATGCCTGAGCAGGGTACACCTGAGTGGCTTGCTCAACGTAAAGGTAATATAACTGGCTCTATAGCTAAGACCTTAACAATGGGCAGAGGTTCAGAGCGCATGGCAGTTGAGCTAGCTAGAGAAAGGCTAGGTACTGGTGAACCCTTTAGAGGTAACGCATTTACCAGAGAAGGTAATGAATCAGAAGATAAAGCTGTTGCAAGCTTCTTAGCTGGTGAAGGCAAGAATCTTAATTTTGAAGAAGCTTTCTTTGAGTCTAAACATAAAGGTTTTGGAGCCTCACCAGATGGTAGACTGTTTGACAAAGTTACTGGTGAAAGTGCTGGCTTATTAGAGATTAAAAACTTTAATAGTAAAGGCATGAAAACTGCACTTGCTGATACTCAAGTACAAATGCAAATGCAAATGATGGAGACAGGAGAGAAACAAACTCACTTCTATGCTCTTAATAAATACACTGGTGAATCTTTCTACGAGTTAGTAGAAGAGAACCCTGAACTACAAGCTGAAATTCTAGCTGCTGGTCAGGAGGCTCAAGAGATTGCTGCTGGTCTTGACAACAGAGGGGTATTCGCTTTGGCAGAAGATGTTAAGGGTGCAAGAAAGCCGCGTAAGAAGAATCAAAGAAAAGGACAAACAGAAGCTTTCAAAGAAGTAGTTGACAAAGATGAACCTATGAAAGCTTTCAACCCTAGTGGCGGTAAAGGTGGAGAAAGTAATGCTAACAAGTCTCCTTACTCTAGAAGTACAGAAGAAGTAAGTAATGCCAAACCTGATGGCAAAGTAGAAGATGTAAAGGTAAATAATACCAAAGCAGACTACTTTCATGGAGGCGGCAGAAAAGGAAGTTCTGGTAGAATACTCAATCATATACCTAAAGATGGTTGGAAGGTGCCACCACCTAGCAAGGGTGGAAACAATGAAGATTTAGAAGAAGCCTCTGAGTCATTAAAGAACTTCTCTGAGAATGTAAAGTCTGCTTCAAGTACTTTGCAGAAGTTAGCTAAAGCAACTATGGCTACTGTCAATGAAGAAATGGATGCGATACAGTTAGGAGCTAAAGCAGGTATTGAAGCTAACCAAGCAAGGGGTTTAAGCGATGCCTTGATGGAATCTGGTTTAGATAAATCAGGAGCTACTTCAACTATCTTAGCTGCTGGCAGTCAAGTATCTGTTTATAAGAACGAGATAACTGCTGCTAAAGAAACAGCTAGAGTACAGACAGCTATTGCTGCATCAAGTTCAGATAATGTAAGAGCTATCGACTTAACTGGCTTCTACGATAATCGTAATACTATGGATGCTCAAAGTTATATTGCTCAAGCTCAAGATGCAATGAAAGGGCTTAACCCTAGAGATAGAGCACAAGTAGCTAACATATTGAATGTACCAGAACTTACTGTTTCTGATGCTACTGGTGAGACTCTTTCTAGTGCAAGTGGTGATGTAAATGAACCTATAATGAGAAAAGTAGATTCTGCTGTTAAAGACTTGATGCATGATTTCCGTGATGTCAAAGCTGATGTAGTAGAAGGTATAGGTGGTGTAGTAGGTGGAGAAAACTTAGGTGCTACAGTAGCGGCTGTTGATATAGCTGCTCCTGCTATTGGAGTAGGTGCTGCCTACTTAGCTGGTAAGAAAGCTTCTCCTATGTTAAGTAATCTAAAAGCCAATGCTAGTAAAGCTGGAAGTGGTCTAGTGACTGCTGCCAAGTCTTCTGCGAGCATGGGTAAAGGTTTATTAAATGCTGCCAAGGTTATGTCTCCTGCTATTGCTGCTACTGCTGTAACTGCTGGAGCTAGATATATAGGTGATGTAGAAGATGATGGAGGCTTTGTAGACAGTGCATTAGATGTAGCTGAGTTTGCTGCTGGCGGTGCTGCCATAGGTTCTGTTGTTCCTGTTGTGGGTACTGCTGTAGGTGCTGGTATAGGTGCTGGTGTAGGTGTACTTAATGAATTATATGAGTGGGCTACCTCACCTGATGATGCAATACCACCAACTGATATAGGGCAAATGAAAGCCTCTACTATAGATAAAGCAGAAGCTAATAAGACAACTAATGTTGATGTTAATGTTGAAGTCAATCCTGATTTAATTAGAACAGAAGTTGATGTTGATGGAGACTTAAACATTGATGAAGAGACAGGTATAGGTACAGGAGGCTAACATGGCACTAAAGAAATTCGGTCAGTATGTTAATTTAAGAGTTACTGACAAGAAAGGTAATAAAGTGTTTGAAGCAAATGACTTACGGATAGATTTTGACGTAAGGCATATTAATGGTTTCTCTAGAGCTAAGTTTAGTATATATAACCTATTACCTAGTACAGTGAGTAGACTTTCTTCTGGTGAGAAGTATGTGACATTAAGTACTTCTCTTCATGATAAAGAGCCAACTGTAATAGCTAACCAGTTATACATTAGTAATGCACTAGAAGAAAAGAAAGTACCTGATACTGTCTTCTCTATGTTTTGCTACTCTAAGATTTATAAGTTGTACTTACAAAAGCCTATAGAGATTTATGTAACTGTACCAAGTCTTAAGAAAGTTATAGAAAGTATATTAGGTGAGGTTGACTTCTCAGGTAAGATTATTTATAAAACTTTCCCTGATGAAGTGTTGAACTATGTACCTGATAAGAACATATCTAAGCATACAGGTTCAGCTATGACTTGCCTTGAGAGATTAGCTACTCAGTATGGATTTAACTTCTATACAGAAGGAGATAATATTGTAATAGCTTACAAGCCTGATTCAAAGAATGTTGCTGGTACTGATTTAAGAACCAGTACTGGTGAGATTACTTTGGATACTAGGAACATGAGAGGCAACCCTAAATTAGGGCCAGCTACTATTGCAGTCCACTCTAACCTAGATGAGAAGATAAGACCTAGTAGTATTATAAATATAACTAAACTATTAACTGCTGGAACCAGTGTGGATGAAGAAGCTTTACAAGTAGCTAGCAAGTTACTAGAAGATTCTGTAGCTGGTTCAGCCACTTACCAAGTGTTGTCAGTACAGCATAAAGGTTCTAACTATACTAAGGAATGGAGCACTCACTTGTTTGCTTCAAACCCTACAGGTGGAACTGATATGCCTACTACCAATTGGTTTAATTAGGAAAAATTATGGCTAAACCTGACAAAGCTCAAATATCTTTTGATGTAGATGGGCAGAAGTCTGTACTACGCTTCCACTCAGTTATCTCTGAGGAACACGAAGCATCTACTAGTATTACACAGTTTCCTACACAAGCTGGCTTTGTAGTAAGTAATACAGCAATAAAGAAAAACAGAAAGATTACTATAAGTGGGATAGTAACTAATACCGTAATAGAAACAGCCCTAGAAAACTATCAATATAGCACTAACAATGCTAGATGGATGTTTGATGTTTTAAGGACATTAGTAAATAGAGCTATTCCATGTGAGGTACTGACCAACTTAGGTACGTACAATCCAGTAATCTTTAATAGAATCAAAACTAAGCAAGCAGAAGGCATGACTGATGCTTTAATGTTTACTATCTTAGGTGAGGAAGTACAAGTAAGTGAAGGAGATAACGATACTTCTCCTGTACCACTTATCTTTACACCTATCTCACCAGAAGAGAGAAAAGCTGAGGTAGATAAACTTTTAGCTAATAGTATTATAGTTAAAGACTATCAAGAAATATCAGTAGCTAAAGTTAACATAGGCGAGAGTTTTGTAGTAGATACTTTTGCTACTAATGGTAAGCCTATACAAGTTACTTATGAATTCAGAAGCTTCGATGCAGCAACAGGTAAGCATAACTACACAGTACATACAACAGATACAGAAGTAGTAGAAAGTTCTGATGCCAATAGTTTAAGCATGATTAGTGTATTGATAGAAGAAGCTAATGAGTTATTAGGTGGTGTAGACTTAGTAGCTGGAGCTAGTACTGCCTCTGCTTGTTTAGTAGATGGCCTAGAAGGACTAGTGAATGACTTAGTTGAAGATACAATCAATACTGCTATGGGTGAGTTGACAGAATCTATTTATGGTGCAATAGAGGATAACTTTGGATTTACTAGTGGGAGTGAGTTTGGAGAACTTCTTATTGGACTTGCTGTAGACTGTTGTGTAGCTGGTGCTATAGGAGCAGTTGACCCTACCTTAGTTGATGCAGATGACTTTAATGATAATGATTTAATTACTATAGATGATGCAGTACGTCAAGCTGCTTCTTTAGGTGATGGAGCTATCACTGGTAGCCTAGATAGATTAGCTCCTACTACACTTACTAAAATATCTAGTGGTACTAATGAGACCACTTTCTTGGGAGATTTAATATAATGATAAACACTGAAATGTATTCTATTATGTTCCCTGCTAGAATCGTAGAATTCTTTCCTGAAACCTGTACAGCCAATGTTCTTATTTGTGCTGAAAGGTGTATACAGGATGCTGACGAGACTAACAAAGTAATAGGAAGAAAACCAATAGAAGAAGTACCTGTACATATGCCTCAAGGTGGAGGTTGGTCTTTGACTACACCTGTTAAGGCAGGAGATACTTGTATGATATGTTTCAGTCAAGTAGGGTATGACCATTGGTTTTACAAAGATAAAGATACGGCTGGCTTATTGGCTGCTGTACCTAAACCTCACCTTAGACGTAAGTTTAGTGAGGATGATGGTTTCTGTTTTGTAGGCTTTAATCCTCTTACTAGAGTTATAAAAGAGTATAGTGCAAACAATCTAGAGCTTAGAAATGAAGACAGGACACAAGTAATATCTTTGGATGAGAGTGGCGATATAAATATCAAGACTGACAAAGTTATTAATGTAGAATGTGATGAAGCTAATATTGTTGCAGAAACTAAAGTAACTGTAACTGCTCCAGAGGTAGAGGTCATAGCAGAAACTAAAGTTGTTATGAGTACACCGTTAGTAGAAATGTCAGGAGATTTGAAAGTCAGTGGCAATGTTGATTGTGGCAAGACAGTAACAGGTACAACAGATTGTATAGGCGGTGGTAAGTCACTTAAAGGACATAATCACATAGGTTCACCTACTGCACCAGTTGGGCCAATTTCTCCAACAGGTATACCAGTATAGGAAGTAACATGCAAATAGCTTTAGATAAAAGTGGAGATATAATTAAAGGAGAAAATGGAGGCATACTTAGAGTTGATAAAGGTAGGTATGTAGTACAATCTCTTCAATCGAAACTTAAAACCAGTCTTAATGAATGGCTGCTAGACCCTAGCTTAGGCTGGATTAACTTAGAAGAGTTCATTAAGAACCCTAACTTATATAATATAGAGATTAGGGCACAACAAATAATACTAGAGACTGAGGGAGTGTTATCTTTAGATTCTATTGATTTAGAATTAACTAAGAGAGTACTTTACTTAAGCTTTAAAGCAACTACAACTTATGGAAACATAGATTTAACAGTACCTTGGGAGCTATAATGGCTGGATTAACTAGAGACGGGTTCTTGCCCAAAACATATGAAGAAATACAAACTAGCATAAAAGCTAGGCTTGAAGTATTTAATGAAGGCTTTGACTTCTCACCTACTTCACCAGATGGACAACTAATAGATATTATGTCTTTAGAGCTATCTTTAGCTTGGAGTGAACTATCGTTAGTTTACAAGTCTTATAACCCTAATGAAGCTATAGGTGCAGGACTTAGAAACTTAGGACTTATTACTGGCTTACCTAGAGGTGCTGCAACTAGAAGTCAAGCCTTTGTAAACTTAGAAGGTGTAGCAGATACAGTAGTACCTAAAGGTAGTGTTGTTACAGATGATGATGGTAATGAGTTTAGAACTGTTATAGATGCAATCATACCTACAACTGTTTCAGTTGTTGCTGATGTATCAGGCCCGATAGTGGTTGATATAGGTACTATAAATACTATTAAATCTCCTATTGAGGGATGGACAAATGTTAGCCAGCCTACTATTGGTTCTAAAGGCAAGCCAGCTCAATCAGAAGTAGCTTATAAGAACGAACGTAATAGAACTGTATTAAGAAACTTTACTAGTGTTAGTGAAGTTATACAGTCAAGATTGTTTGAGTTAGGGATAGAACAAGCTGATATTCAAAACAATGATAGTCCTACTGATGCTCTTGCTGATGGTACTCCACCTAATACTATTCATGTTACTGTTGGTGAAGTTGGAGATATTACAGATGAACAAATAGGTCAAGTAATCTTAGACACTAAAGGTTTAGGCTGTCCTACTTTTGGGAACACTACTGTAACTGTTAATGATAGATTAGGCCATACTCATGAGGTAAAATTTAGTAAGGCAGATGGAGTAGCTATATTTGTAATACTTGATGTAACTTTCCTAGATACCGATGTAGCTGGCGCTATAGAAGGTATAAGAAATGATTTAAGCACTCATATAAACGGACTACTATCGGGAGAAGATGTGGTATGGTCTAGATTATTTGGAGTTATTACACCTTATGCTAAGGCTCAAGTAAACAGTTTGACAATAGGCAGAAAAGCTGACTTGTCTGACCAAGCCGCTGCTAATGTTTCTATATCTGCAACAGAGTATGCTCAAACTGAAATAGGTTTAATAAGTATTACGGAGACATAATGAGTGATTCAACTAAAGGTACTGATATTTTTAACAGTCTTCTTCTAGAACAATACCAGAATAGTCCTAATTTAAAAGAATATATGGGTGCGTTCATAGAAGAAATGAATGAACTGTTTGAAGAAATTGATAAGGTTTACTATGGTAGACTTATTAAAGATGCAGAAGGAGAACAACTAGATATTATAGGTATTATACTACAACAGAACAGAGCTGTTGAATTGCCAGACATATGGTTTGGCTTTGAGGGAGCACCTAATGCAGATGGTTTTGGTGATGATAATAATCCTGAATATGGTGGGTTATTTAAAGATGAGAACTTAAATGAATTAGAAAAGATTCCTCTTGACGATGCTACATATAAAAGAGTTCTACTAGCAAAAGCCTTAGTTTTAAATAAAGATAGTTGTGATATAAACCTAGCCTATGAAGTTGTATCTACATTACTTGGGAGAGTTCCTAACCTGTTTAAAATAGAAGGTAGTAAGCCTGTCAAGTTAACTTTAAGTACTAAAGAAACAGACAGAGAAATTCAATTAATAAACTATATGGTAAAATACTTTGTGCCTACAGGCATTACTTTTACTATAGTAAGAATATAGGAATTAAAAAATGACTACACAAAGAAATCTAAATCTTGTTTGGGCTTCTAATGGAGGTACTTCTGACCCATCTGATGCTAAGTACACACTTGGTTGGGAAGTAGAAATACCTAGCTTTCAGAACTTTAACTTTGTACTGAATAATAATTCACGTAACATATTAGTAGGTGCAGAGCAACGTCATCATAATTGGGAAAACTCAATATCTTATGTAAGTGGAGCTAGAGTACTTGGCAGTGATGGCACTTACTATACTTGTATTGAAGGTAACATAGGTAATGACCCCACAACAGATGAAATAAATAACTATTGGATAACTGGTGACTTTATAAGTGCTGGTGTATCTGATGATGGTGTTGCTAAATTAACACCTGAGCAAGAACATGGATTCTTACTAGAGAATATGGGCTTGTCTTCTGCCTCGGACACTTGGACTACTAATGACTTAACTATTAGCAACTCTTCTGCTTTTATAGGTTTATATAACAAAGTAGCTGAGTCTGACAACTTAGTACTAGGTAACTCTCGCGGTGAGTTAGTAGTGTTTAATGCTGGCCAAACAACCTCTCCTGATGGCAGAAGTGTACTACCTAATAATGCAAATGTTCATAGAGTTTACCATGAAGGTAACAAGCCTGTAATAGGTGATGTAACTGGTGGAGTTGAAGAAGCTCCTAATGATGGCAAGTACTATGCAAGAAAGAATAAGACATGGTTACAGGTAACGTCTACTACTGTATCAAACGAGTTACCGCCAGCTCTCTTAGGCTCAGGTCAAGGTTGGTTTAACTTGGCAGATGGTCACCTATATATTGATATTGAAGATGGTGACAGCTCTCAGTGGGTGCCTGCTAATCCACCACAAGTTATTCTTAGTGGGGAAGCTCCAGAAGGTTATGTAGAAGAAGCTCCCGAAGATGGTAAGCAGTATGCGCGTAAAGATGCTAATTGGGTAGAAGCAGAAAGTGGGGGTATGTCTTCATTTAAAATGCAAGATGCTACCGATGCCGAGCTTAATATAGACCTAGTTACAAGTACTTACACTTACGAAAATGCAGTACCTACAGGCAACGGAGACGCGGGGCCAGCAGGTAGTTCGTTGCTGTGCTGGAAATACGATGCTGAAGGTAATGAGTTGCCCCTAGCCTTAAATGGGACTATTGTAAGGGTAGTAGTAAACGGAGGTACGTTTGACTACGATAAGGTTTTATCTGTAACAAACAATGATGAGAACACCGTGACACTCTCATGGCCAGGTATGACAATGGTACCAGGGTGGGAGTTTAAAATATTTCATCTTGGTGAACTCCCATTAATAGGTGGTGATGCTTGGGTGTACAATGAAGCTGATGGTAAGTTCAAGCCTACTCAATTATCATCTTTACCTAAAGGCAAAATGGAAGATGCTACAGATGCGGAGTTAAACATACTTACCAATATAGATGTAAGTTTTAACACCATATCAAGTAGTCCGCAGTCTGGTGATGGTAGATACTACCAACCCGTAACTCCAGGCCCAATGGTTTGTAGTAAGGTAGACTCAAACGGGGTAACTGTAGATGCAGAGGTATTTAATAATCAATTATGTAATATCTACTACGGGAGTTCTATAACACCTAGTGCAACTGAGGTGGTAACTACTACAGTACAAACCAACACTATAAAGTTTTACTTTAATGATGTTAGTTTAGTTTCTGGGGGATTTAGGATTGAAACAGTTAATACGGTATCACAACCTCTACAAGATGGAGACGTATGGCAGTATGACTCAACTAGAGAAAAGTTCCTACCAACTCAAATTAATACTAGCCCAACTACACCAACTCAGATAGTAAATGGTGGAGGTTCAGTAGTATTAAATGAAACTGGACAACTATCTATAAATGCTACTAACTTGAACCTAGCTACAAGTAAGGCAGGACACTTTAGCTCCTACTTAGGTGTTGGTGGTTCTTATATTATGGTAGCAGGTGATGCTGATACTGCACAAGGACAGAACTCCGCAGGTAGTATATCATTAAGAGCAGGTAGCTCTGATTATGATGATGCAGGTAATGTACTTATAGAAGGTGGTTCATGTAGTGTAGTAAACACTGGAAGTCCATCTTCACCTTTTGGTAGGTCTGGTGGTGGTAGTGTACGTGTAGAAGGTGGTAGAGGTACTGAGACAACTACTGATGGTGGAAGTATATCATTTGAAGCAGGTCGAGCTATCGAAGGTAATGGTGGCCCTGCTTTCTTAAAAGGTGGTAGTAACACCTCTAGCACAGCTAAAGCAGGTACTCTATATTTACAAGCTGGCGTAAATACTACTGATGAGTCTCTTAGTGGAGAAGTACATATAGCTGGTGGAGGTACTGCAAATAGTTACATTAATTTAAAGCATGATGTAATACAAGTAATATCTCCTGAACTTAATCTTGAAAACACAACAGTCGAAGGAGGGGATGCTAGTTTTAGTACTCTTATTTCTACAATACTAGGTACTGACACTTATGACTTACCTATGGACTCGCCCGAGGAAGGACAAGTACTTGTAGCAAAATCCAGCAGTGAAACGGATTGGGAAACACCTAAACCGTCAGTTGCAACAGTGGTAGTCACAGAATTCCCTGAGACACCTGAACCTAATACCTTATATATAAAGAAGGATATTTAAATGGCAGCGTTAACCAGAGCAGAACTTGATGCATTAATAGCAGAAGGTGCAGATATAACTAATGCAGATGTTTCAGAAATAACAGATTTCAGTAGATTATTTTATAACATGCCTGATTTCAATCAAGATATTAGTGGTTGGAATGTAAGCAGTGCTGAAAACATGGAAAATATGTTTTACTACGCTAAGGCATTTAATTACAGTATTAACAGTTGGAATGTAAGTAATGTAACAAACTTTAATTACATGTTTAAAGGTTGTGATAGTTACAACCATGACTTCACAGATTGGAATACTAGCAGTGCATTAACTATGAATAGTATGTTTATGTATTGTGGTGACTTTAATGGTGATGTTACTACATGGGATGTGAGTAAAGTTACAGACATAGCAAGAATGTTTTGGGTATGTTCAGAATTCAACCAAGATATTTCTGGTTGGGATGTTTCTTCTGTAGAAGCAATGCATGGGACATTTTATGCTGCAATCAGCTTTACTCAAGACGTAGGTGATTGGGATGTTAGCTCAGTAACAAACTTGAATGGAACATTTGAAGGTGCATCTTCATTTAACCAAGACCTTAGTAGATGGAACACTAGTAACGTTGAAATGATGGGAAATACTTTTGATGCTTCTTACCCAGATAATTCTGCCTTTGACCAGAACTTAGCGTATTGGGATGTTAGAAAAGTAACTGCATATGCTGACTTTTTCAAGTATACCCCAGCAGGTGAAAACCCTGACAACTTCCCTTACTTTGGTCAGAACTTACCACCTCTACCTTTACCTAGTGTAGCTTTAACTAGAGAAGAGCTTATAGCAAAACTAGCTAATGGTGATGATGTTACTGATGCTGATGTATCAGAAATAACTGACTTCTCTGGATTATTTAAGGCAGCAGGAGTGCAAGATACTTTTAATCAAAACATTAATGATTGGAATGTTAATAATGCAACAAACTTTAAAGATATGTTTGAAGATTGTAAAGAGTTTAACCAGCCTTTAGATAAGTGGAATATCACTAATGCCATAAACGTTACAGGTATGTTTGAAGATTGTAACAAGTTCAATCAAGATATTAGTAACTGGGTTTTAGGTAACAGTTTAACTGACTTAACTAATATGTTTAAGAGATGTAGTGTACTCAACCAACCTTTTAACTCTTGGGATGTAAGTAATATTACAAACTTTAGTAATATGTTTTCAGGCTGTCTTGAGTTTAATCAAGACTTAAATAGTTGGAACACTAGTTCAGCTAAGTATATGCAGAACTTGTTTGCCAGTTGCTTTAGATTTAATGGTGTTATAAGGGACTGGGATACATCCTCAGTAATAAACCTATCTTTCATGTTTGCAAGTGCTAGAGATTTCAACCAAGATATAAGCAGTTGGGAAGTTGGAGAAAACAAGAACTTACAAAGAACATTTGCTGATGCTAAGGCTTTCAACCAAGATTTAAGTAATTGGAATGTAAGTAAAGTTACAAGTATGAATAATACTTTCTACAATGCCGAAAGTTTCAATATAGACATAGGTATGTGGGATACAAGTTCAGTTAGAGATATGACTAGAACTTTTAGCCAAGCTGAATCTTTCAGTCAAAACTTAATATATTGGGATGTAAGAGAAACTACTACTTACTCTAACTTTGCACAGGGTACTCCTATAGAAAATGTACCTGCTTTCTTACCATTGTTTGGTCAGAATGTTGCGCCACCACCTTACCCTGTTGGAAGTAACAAATTACAAATAGATGGCAAAGATGTTGTTGGCGTAATGTTATCTGACGAAAATGGGGTACTTCATATGGTACAAATGAATTTGGGCAATGTTACTGTTTGGGGCAATGTGCCTAGTCAAACTAATTGGAGATATATGCTAAACGGTACAAGTAATGCTATTTATGTGCCATATAGGGAAATTAATGAAGGTGGATATGTTGAGTTCAAGGTAGTTATACCTGACCCTTCTGAAGTTGTTTATTTCGTAGATAGTGATATAGCGGGCAATGATGGAAGACCTTATTTTTTCATATGGTCTAGTGGAGATAAGTTAGGTAATTTTGGATTTAACGATGAAACTGTAACCGCCTATCTTGATGGACTTCCTATTGAACAAGGTGTAACACCTTGCCCTAGTGATGGGTTAGAGCATTCTTTAAGATTAGTCGTCAAAGCTAATAAAAGTATAAGAGCTTGTACATTTGGGGCTAGTTTCAGCACAAGAGAAAATACTACAAGTGCTACTTATAGTAAAATGCAGGTGTATGATATAGATATAAATGGTGAAGCTTTCTATCCTATAAATGACGGATTTTCTAACAACCCGAACTTAGAAGAGCGTGATGGAGGTGATTCAGCACTAGCTGTTGATTTCGTAGAGGGCAACTGGATAGAATTAAATTAATATTAATAGGATAAATTATGAGCGTAGAAAACCCGATTAACTTTCCTAACTCACCCACCAATGGACAAAACTATGACTTCCAAGGAATTAGATATACTTGGAAGGCTACAAATGGTTCAGGTGCAAGTGGGTTTTGGCAAGTAGTTGCTCCTTATACGTATGGAGCAGCCAGTGAAGTAGAAGTAAATGAAGGTACAAGCTCTGAAAAGTTTATAACTCCTAGAGCTTTAGCAGAGTCTGAGTATAGACTAAATGCCACAAGGAATAATGAGTTAGATACTCGTAGTGCTAATACTCTTTACAAAGATAATATAAGTGCTTTATTTGGCACTGACAGTGATGCATATCTAAAGCATACTGGAAGTAACATGTTGTTTGTGAATGGTACAGGCAACTTAGATTTAAGTTCTCCTAAAGTTAGGTTGTTAAATAGTGGCTCTATGAAGTTAGAGACTAATAGTTCTGGAGTTAATGTCTCTGGCACTTTATCTGCTAATACTTTATCCTCTACAAACTTAACTACTACAGGTACTTATACTGCCAAAACTATTAATTCCTCTGGAACAGTAACAGCAGCCACTCTTAAAACTACAGGTAAGCTACTTGTTAGTGATGGTACTGCTGCCTCTCCTGCTATGTACTTTAGTAGTGATCCAGATACAGGTATTTATAAAGTAAACTCTAATACAATTGGGTTTTCTACTGGTGGTGTTAGAAGGGCTTATGTAAGTAGTAGTGGAATAGTTAGTGATAGCAATGTTACTGCTACTGGTTATGTTACTGCAAAATCATCTAGCACTAAAGATGCCCCTACTTATAGATTTAGTAGTCAGAGTGGGACTGGTATATTCTCTGGTTCCACAAACACTATGGGATTTAGTGTAGGTGGAGGTGTTGCTATAAGTATAAGTACCTCTAAAGTAGAAATATCTAAAACCCTCAAAGTTGGAAGTAATGAATTTGTCCAAAGTGGACTTAATTACTTAAGTGCTACTAGATATGGTGCGGGAAGTAGTGAGGCACCTAGTATAAGATTTAGCTCTTCAACAAAGACAGGAGGAATATATGAATACTTCGACCCTGATAACACTATTGACTTGAGCAGAGGTGTAGGAATTGCGAGTAATGGAAGAGAAACAGCTTATTTTGTTAAAGAAGAAGTTCGGTTTAATACAGCTACTAGAATAATAACTAATATTTCAGGTACAAGAGGAGCTCTTGATGTCAGTGGTAATAACATTGGTGGTATTTATTCAGGAGTTGGAGTATTGGCCGCAAGTGATTCAATCTCAATATATGAAGGAGAGAATAAATCTGGCACTACTACATTCCGAGTTGTTGGGACAGGAAATGTAACTAACACTAACAATAGTTATGGTAGTATTTCTGATAGACGCAAGAAGCAAGATATAGTAGATGCTAAGTCTCAATGGAATGACATCAAGTTAGTTAAGTTACATAACTATAGGATGAAAGACCAAGTTAAAGAAGAAGGAGATAAGGCTATTACTCACTTAGGTGTGATAGCTCAAGAACTTCAAGAGGATGGTTTAGGTAAGTTAGTATCAGAAGATACTGATGGTACGTTAACTGTCAAGACCTCGGTACTTTATATGAAAGCTTTAGGAGCCTTGAGAGAGGCTTTAGTTCGCATAGAAGATCTTGAAAGAAAAGTAAAAGATATGGACAACCTAGTTAGCGAATCTTTGAATGACATCTACATAAAATTACAATAACTTAGAGTAAAACTCACTCAAGCTAGAAATGGCCTTGAGTGGGCTTTTTAAAGCACTTTCAGTTTTGCCTTACATTGGCCTGACTTTATAGAGAAAGTGCTTTTAAGAGCCTGTTCCTTTCGTTTTTGGGGCTTAAACGCGTCCTTTAACTGATAGAACCCACACTATCCAGACCAATATATTAACAGAATAAGCCCTAAAACGGCCTATTTTAAGCCCAAATTTTAAATAATATATTGGCTTGGGATTGAATTTTAAACGTCAGTATTGCACCATTAAGGCGCTATTTTAGCCTGTTTTATACTCATTATTTGATGCAATACTACGGAATACCTAGCCTCATCAGCTCTAACATGCACCAAAGTTAGTGGCTACTTACATATGAATATGAGGCTAACATAATATAATATATGAAGAAGCTAGTTAGGTTTTATGTTGTACCTAGCTAGAATATAGTTAGTATGTTGCTGGTCTACGGGCTACCTAGGTTAAGGTTAGGTGCTAGTTAGAATCTATAAAATATAATATATATGTGCTGTATCTGCTTGCGGAGCTTAGGGAGTCAGATGTATAAAGGAGTCTCTTTGCTTCTTTTCGTATATGTTTATTTACTATGGAGATTAATATGATTAACGTATCTAATATCATTCGTGGAACTGTTTACGGTTCTTTATTACTAACAGCACTTGCAGTAGTGTTCATCTAACTTAGGAGAAACAACATGGTTCAACTTATAAGTAAAGTACAATGCACAGATAGAGAAGCAGCATTCATTCACAAATGTCTGTTTAACAACCTCAAGAAGCATGGCGAGACTTGCCAAGACACTGATTACGTTCAACACCTGAAAGAAGTTTGTAATGAACTTTATGAAGCATAAACCTAACTTAACTAAAGAGAAACTTATCATGAATAACTTAAACACTAATACAACTACTAATACAACTACTAATACTACTCAGGAGAATACCATGGATACTACACAAATGAACACTAATGCCCTATCATCAACTGTTGCTGCTCACCTATTCCATCAAATAAAGAATGCTAGAGTATCAGTACTACTGGCTTGTGCTGTAGTGGATGCTACTAAGCTAGTCGGTGACTTAGACATGCCAGAGGCTTTCGTAGACTTAGTAAAGCACTCACTATCAACTGCCAAGTTACAAACAAGTGTATCTGGTGATGGCTCAAAAGTGGTAACAGAACATAACATAACTTTGCCAGAAGAGCATGTACATCTTGCCCTAATGGAAGCTCAACTAGCCAAGGAAGATGGCACTATGGGCGACCGCATGATAGAAATGATGGAGCAACGTACTGAGGCTTATGCACCTATCAAGGTTGGTACTACATTCACTAGACGCTTTCCTAACTATGGAGTAGAGAAAGGCCAACTTGGTAAGCTAGCAATAGAAGCAATACACGCTCAAGAGGCTAGCCAGTACACTATCAGTCAGCAAATGGTTGACATAGCTAATAGAGTACAAACTATCATGGGAGGCGCTGAACAAGATGATGAAGCGTATGTACTAGCTGGTTGTAATGCTATGAGTGCAGAGAATGCATATACTAGTGAGTTCAAAGCAGATAGACGTATACGTACTTACCTAGCATCATGTCATGGGCCGAATGGTCAAGCTAGTGATAGAAGTCGTGCTCTTATGGACTTAGCTGGTGTTACTACTGATTATGATGTTCCTACTGTCAAGAGAGTTATCAAGGCAGAAGTAATGGATATGGTCAGTATTCCAGAGAACCAAGTTGGTAAGTTGATGAGAAAGGCAATAGATAATCCTATTGACTTCATCATAGAAGAGTTAGGTAAAGCTAAGAAAGATAGACTAGCTACTAAGCCTTGGTCATTTACTAAGGCAGCTATGATATGGTCAGAGCTTAACAAAGGTAATCGTCCGTACATAGGTATGGCTGTTGGGTTGGATGCTAAATGTTCAGGGCCTCAGTTGGGTGCTTTGATGGTAGGCGATGAAGAGATTGCTGCTGCTTGTGGCATGTCTCTTAAGAAACTACAAGATGCATATCAACGTTGTATTGAAGAGTTAGAGAAAGATGGCTTCATGGGCTTCACTAGAGGTGGCATTAAGAAGTCATTCATGGGTGTGTTCTATGGTCAAGGTTGGGCTGCATTTACTGATGTTAAGCAACTAACTAAGGATGAACAGTTTGAAGTAATATCTGTATTATACCCAGATGGTGTAGTATCTGATGACATAGCTAAGCGTTTCCATAAAGCAGTAACTAGGTCATTTGGTAAGAAGATGGTATCACTACGTCAACGTATTGCTGAGTACAATGATGCTAACATAGAAGGACGTACAGGTCATATGATGCCTGACAGTTCTAAAGTACAAATGAACTACAAAGTTAAACATAACATACTAGACCAAGCTATTGAGCATGATGTGGTATGTCCTGATGTATATGTTACAACAGGTGAGTACACTTACAAGTTCATCAAGTTAGCACTTAATACGTTAGAGGTTAACACTAGTGACTTCATACGTACTGCATTCGTTAACATGATACAAGCTACTGATGCATTGATTGCACGATTGATAATAGTTCACTTATCACGTTTAGGTGCTCAACATATTATAGCAGTACATGATTGTTTCCGAGTCAATGTGACTGAAATGCACTTACTAGAGCAAGCTATTAAGAATGCATACATGGACTTGTTTGGTTCACGTACTAATATAAAGACAGAGGATATGCCTCTTGGTACTGATATACTTAATTTGTTCTTCAAAGGTATGCAAGCTAAGGTAACTAACCCAGAAGCTAAAGTAATACCAATGAATCAATTCTTAGACTTACATGGTAGAAGCATACGTAAGATGACTAAGATTAACAATGTACCTGTACCTGAGCTAATTGAAGCACTTGGTACATCATACTACTTCGCTAAGTAGAACTGATTAGTAAGCTGTTAGTAGGTTCTTGATTGAGCCTATTGTAGAGCTTGTTAGTAAACTAGCTATACACTAGTCCGTTAGCAACAACAAAGTATGTATACCATGAATATAGTGCGTTCCGTCTTAGGAAAGAGCAAGTAACTATCATGGTAAAAAGGGATGGCTCGCAAGCTCGCAGGTCAAGCCCTCAGTGAATATCTTCTAGGTAGGGTATTAGCAGAGAGTTGCAAGCAATTATTAATATGTAGCTTGTAGTTCTTTAATACATATTTTCTAGGTAGAGTATGTATGTCTAGTGCATAATTCCAGTAATAGGGATAATTTGTGAGATAGGTCTAGTACTGTATAGGTGCTAGGACTTGCTGGGTAGACCTAATAGCCTGTAGCCCTTATAGGTTAAGGGTAGAACTCTGGGTATAGCTGGGGTGAATTGGTCGTTATGGGTAGGTATCCCGTAATATAGTGAGTTGTTTTGCTGGTATACGGGACTGTTAGGTCTCAGTTTAAGTCGGTAGTGACTCAGGTGAGGTTGGTCGGGCGTAGGTAGCC